CGATGTTGTCTTCTGCCTTTGCTTCTGCGATGTGTGCGCCAATTTGAATAGGCGATGTGATCTTGCCTTTGTTGGGGCAGTCAACACAACCGTCAGGGTTTAATCCTGCAAACGTAGCGCACTTGTAAGGTTTTGTAATGAGAGCATCAGCCTTGACCTTGGTGTCCATTGGGTCGTACTCAGGGTGACCATGCGAAATCTTGTGGATGGCTAACTCACCATCTTCACAATTAACAGCAATAGACAAGCCTGCTCTCCACAACGGCTCTTCGGTTCCTTCTTGGTTTCGGTATATTGAAACAAGTTGTGCGCACCCCTTACCTTGTGCGCTTTTGCGCATGATCGTGCCAAATCTTGACACGTTGTTACCCATCAAAGCGCGGGTGGTTGCATCCATTGGCTGTTTACGCACGGGTGCGGCAAACGGGAGGTCAGTATCCTCATCATCAACCGTTATGCCTACGATGGCTTGGAATCGTTTAAAATCTATTGGCTGTGAACTCAAAAATACACCTACTGGTTTCGGTGGTGAGTCTTTGAAGTTAAGGGTTTCCGGTATTCGTAGGATACGGGCCGCATCCGCTGTAACCGCAGGGTCTGCATACAAGTTGTAGGAAGCGCAGAACTTCTTTAACGCTTCAGCAGTGGGTTTCCAGTCGTTGTAGAAAATTGTTTCTGTAAGTGTCCAGTATGCGTGTACACCACGTCCTGAATTTACAAGTGTTGGTTTTGGAAGTCCGGTAGTCTGTACAAACTCTTTTAGTGCATTTATTGCTTGTGCTTGTGTTTCATAGGGTTTGTTCTCACCGCAATCAAGGTCAAGCCAAAAGGCTTTGAACCACTTTGCGTTCTGTGCTGTACGCCCCTCAGAGGCGTTCAAATACTTTGCACACCCAAAATACGCATCGTATCCCGAGGCAAGTAACCCTGCTACTACACCGTCAATCTCTTCTAATGTCTCTACAAAAGTCTGCCTAGGCGCACCCTTCTTCAATCCCACCACACAGTACATGCCATCAGAGGCGAGTACCGATGAGAGAAAGGGAATCCTTGAGGTCATTGTTCGCTCTTAAAAATACCGGTAACCTACTGGCGATAGGTTAACGATCAAATTGTTGATTGGTTGCTCTTTGCTCTGAGTGTCTTGATGACTTCGGCAATCGTCTCTCGCATCTTTGGGTGGGGCAGTGACTTGCCCAAGAACCACATATATGCCGCTTGCCTTGATACACCAATATATTCAGCAACATCCTGCACTGGAATGTCGCGTTCAATACATAAGCGCCCAAGTTGCACCCCAATATGTTTGGAGTCTGCTTTCCTGTTTGCCTGTACGAACTTACGTGAATAGCCTGTATTGTTCATAGTAGGGGTGGGGGTACTAACTGCTCGTCTACAAGCTTTCAAAAAGTATAAAACAGCGTTCCCCCCGATTCAATTACTCCGCCCAGTCATCCAAGATTGCGTCAACATCTTTTGGTGTTGCTTTCTTGGGGCGCTTAACTGGCTCAACTTCAACCGCTTCGGCTACCTTCGGTTCGGCTTTAGGTGCGGGGGCTTCAATAGCCTTGGCTTTTACACCGTCTGTTTGTGCAACAGTTGCGGCAGTTGCGGCTTTAGCGTCAGCAGACTGACCCTTCTCTTGGCAGGTTGCCATCTCGTCTTCTTCCAAAGGACGCACGGCTTTGAACGTCAGCTTCGGTGTAGCACTTGCGGTATCAAAACGCATCTCAGTCACGACTGCTGTAATTGGCAGACCATGACCACCCAAGAACTTAGCATAAGCCTGCAAAGGCATTTTGCCATTCTCAAGGTTGCCAAAGATTGATTGTGCAGGAAGCGTCAGTTGGTACACATCTCCTTGGAGGTCGTTCTCAAGCGTAACTGCCAATCGTTGGCTGTAACGGCAAGCACGACCGTTGCCCTGTCCTGAACCTGCGATGTTCTGTGGGCAGTTAGCGCACTTGGATGCTTGTGGCTCATCAACTTTAGTATCAGGGGTGATACCATCGTTTGACCAACATGTGGGGGCAACATTCTTGCCTTCTTCATAAGTACCTTCATAATAGCTACGTGACACGTGGGGGTTAGCCGCAACAATCACAATGTTCATTGCACGGTCTTCATTCTGTGCAATTTCTTTACCATCAACGAGCATACGAAATACGTTGCCACGTATTGAGATGCGCTTGCCAGTTGAGCCACTACCAGTAGAACCCATCAGGGCTTTTGTGGTTGCGTCCAATTCAAGGTTGCGTAAGTGTGCGGGTAGGCTGTTACCGCCTTTTGAAAATAGAGTCATAGCTGTCATTTAGTTTCTCCTGAGTTAAAGGGCGATCCATTCGCCATTGTGATCCACGTACTGTGTATCAAGATTACCGTCACTCCATGTAATGATGTGTCCGATAGATGGAATTTGTTCTACAAAGAACTTGATAGTCCTTGCCATGTCAGTGCAATTGCCCGCAGGCATGTGAACGTGACCAACATTCTTTAATAGGTCATAGGTTACGTTTGTAACTTCACACCCAAAATAGTGGTGATCAATTGCGCTACTCATTTAGTTTCTCCTGATGTGTTTGTCATGGTTTCGAGGTCTGCACGTTTTACGCGCACCTTGTTACCGATTTTAAAATGCGGGATTTTGCCCGCTCGAATTAGCGCGTAGACCGTTTGCCGAGATACACGCAAAAACTTTGCTACCTCTTCCACGGTCAGGTTTTCAGCTTCCACTTGAAGTCCTCCTGATGGTTACGGAATATTTAGAATCGACATTCAGACCCATAGGCATCATGTCGGGGTTTTCGTCAAGCAGTTGCCTCATCGTGGTCTGACTGATGCGCTTCTCTAGAAGTTCAGGCATCTTGTGTTCCATGATGAAGTTGTGCATGGCTTCCCAGTCACTTGTCCAGTAGCGGGTTTTAACACCACGCATAACAGTACCGTGTTGGGTTTTGAGGCTATCAGCACCAACGGATTTACAGAGGTCAAGCAATCTGCCTTCCACTGTTTCCATCTGTTCTTTTACAACCCCGTCCTGATCTTCGTACTCACGTAGAAGTTCAGCGCGTTTGTCTCGCATCTTGATATATGCGGCGACAAGTCTATCAGCCGAAATGGTTTCGGTCATATCTCTCTCCTTCTCTTTATGATTAAATGATACTCCTAAAATTTACAATGTCAAGAGTTTTTATCTCAGTAGTTCCCCGTATAACTGGATAATTTTGTGGTGTATATCAACCTTGCTGTTGAGCATGGTGTACATACGTCTCTCGACTCCACTACCTTGCAGATGTACTACGGTCGTAGGATTCTTCTGTCCTGCTCTATGAACCCGTGCGTTACATTGCAAATACGTTTCCACGGACATCACTGGACTCCAATACACAATTGTGTTTGCGGCATGGAGAGTGACACCGTGTGATGCGGCTTGCGGTTGGATGACCAACACTTGCAAGTCGTTCTTGGTTTGAAAACGATCAAAGATTTCAGATCGTTTAGATGCGGATACTCCGCCATTAATCACGGCAGTAGCATATCCATGTTTCTTTAAGTCTTCAGAAACAACTTCAATGGCGTGTCTATAAGGGACAAACACCAGAACCTTGTGGCTCGACTCTTCTATAACCTCTCGTAGAACAGCTAACCGATTGCTTGCGTCAAAGTGAATCACTTCGCCTGTATCTGAATACACCGCACCACCTGATAGTTGTAGTAGCTTATTCAGATTAGCGGCGGCATTGACTGTCGTTATCTCCTCACCAGCGGCTTGCACTATCAATTGCTTACGTAGCAACTCGTAATACTTTGTTTGCTGTGCCGTAAGTGGTACGTCTCGCGTAACATAGGTCATATCAGGTAGATCAAGACATTGCGCTTTTGTAAACCGTATCGCAGGTTGCAAGGCTTTATGCACCACGTTATCCGCATCAGGTTTTGGAACCCATTTGAATTGCGTAACCTTGTTCATAACCTGATCTCTAAAGCCACCAAAAAACCTTGGCACTCCATCGGGGTTTACAAGTTTGGCAATGCCGTATGCGTCTGTCGGTGACTGTGACGCAGGTGTGCCAGTTAACATCCACAGCCATGTATCCGGGGTAACGAGTTTACTCAACACCTTCCAACGTCTTGTCTGTGGATTTTTATATGCGTTAGCCTCGTCAATGACGATTAGATCAAAGCCACCCTGTGCAACGGCATCCGCTACGATCTCTACACCGTCATAGTTAATGATTACAAACTCAGCGCCACTCTTAATAATCTCTTTACGTTTCTCAGGTTTGCCATAGGCAACGTCCACCTTACGGTGCATTGAAAACTTAAACAAATCATTGCGCCATGCCGAGTCCATGATGGACAAAGGGCAGATCACAAGCACACGCTTGATGCGATTGAGAGTCATTAAATAGTCAGCCGCCCAAATGACTGATGCTGTCTTGCCCGTACCTTGTTCGTTGAAGCAGAACGCACGTCTATGTAATGTCAAGAACGAGGAAGTTTCTCGTTGGTGATCGAACGGTTTAAAAAGTCCCGGCCATTTGTATGATGCGTTTATCGGTGAAGGTATTGGTATGCGTAAGTTCTTCAGAACAATCGCCTCCTCTAGCCCCCAGTTCACCAACACATCTGAATGTCCATTAAATGTTTGTATTACCCTACTCTTTGGGATCACAGTTGTGATGCGATCCGGATTGCGTACCTTGAGCAATACTGCTCTGTTATCTATGATCTCCATGCCATCTCCAATAGCGTTGCACTTCAAACACGGTGTCTGAAGGAAAATGCAGGGCTTCCACCTGCTCCCACATCGCTTTAACGTCTGCGTGTCCAAGACGGTCAGTTCCCAACTAGAAAGGAAATGTTGTGCTGACTGGTGTGGTTATTTCATGAAAGGATTCAAATCCTTGGTCGCACTATCACTCACACCTTACTTCGTTTGACCTCAATAGTAATTACCCAAAAGCAATCAACTTACACCATCGACTTGTCAGACTTACGCCTGAACGAGCGATTCTTTGAGGGGGCTTGCAACTTGTAACCGTCTGCATTACTGCCACCCTTTGATAAGGCTTTGACGTGGGCAACATCTTTACCCGCACGGTCAACACCCTTCTTATCTAATGCACGCCTAGCACGCTGTCGTTCCATACGAGCTTCATGCGCTCCGGGTCGTTTCTTCTCTAATTCCCATTCGTGTTTAGCGTCACGATCCGCTTTGTTTTTGTACGGCATTTATCCGTTCCTTCCATTGTGTGAACAATCTATCACAGGACACCAAGCCTTGCAAGTAAAATTTTGCTTGGGGTTAAACACTCCAGTTTCGTACGCAGTTTCACGAGAAACCAACGAACCATCCAACTCCGAAAAAACATTGAGGCCCGTATCTACGTGGTACTCAGACCGTACAAAATCTTTACACACGACAAACAACAGACCAGCCTTAACGCGTTCTATCTCAGGAAAATGTAGGAATACGCAGGCAGACATAAGCGCCAAC